ACCATCGCCTGATCAATCGCTGCCATCGGTCTCCTCCTCTCCAGCCGTACCAACGGCGGTCAGGGTCGCGGCCGGCCACGGGCCCGACTGCACGACTCTGCCTTCAGGGTCGAGCACCTGCCAGCCGACCGCCGGGGGTGCCTCGGTGAGTGGTTCGTCGGCCATGCTCATCCAATCCGGACCAAGCCGCCGCGGCGGCCGTACTTCTTGCGTAGCGCCGCCGCGAGGTACGGGGAGGCGTCCATCTGCCCACTCAGGACCGCGTACGTGACCGCGTAGTCGTCGATCTTCTCCGCCTTCACGCCGGCCGGATTGCCATACGCCGCGGTGCAGATCGAGAGCACCGCACCACGTCCCAGCTGGAGTTCCTGCGCGCCGGGCGCGTAGCCGTGGGTGTAGATGCCCCCGATCGCCGACGGCTCAGGCCCGCAACCATGATCGTGCACACCGTTGCACGACGACCAGGAACAGCCGAGGTTGCGCTGCCAGCCGTGGGATCGCCAGAGCCGGTCACCGAACTTCTTCCAGTGCGTCGTGGCCGCGCCATCGATGGTGATGGCCGAAGCCGCAGTTACCGGGATCTGCGGCAGGGCCAGCCAGGAATCCGACGTGCCCATGATTTCGAACGGGTCGTCGACCACCTGGACGATGCGCTGGCCGGCAGCTTCCTGCACCACGGCGGTGGCGCACTCGACGAGCAGTATGGCCTTGGACTCGTCGACGTCGTCCCTTTCGAGCGCCGAGGCGAGATCCTCCGGCGTCGCAAGCTGGTCAGCCATCGGATCCCGCCTCTCTCACGCGTCGAGCAGTTTGGACAGCGGACCGACCACAGTGGACCGCGCCGCGTCGCCCTTGGCCTGCTCGGCCTCCAGCGCCAGGGCGGCCCGGTCGAGGTCGCTGCCCACCCACTCGATGACCTGCTTGACCGAGCCGTCCGGCACGCCGTCGCCGTCGAGGTCGACGGCCGGGCCCTCCGGTTCGGCGTCCTCGGCCAGGGCGATGGCGCCCCGGGCCAGCAGCGTCTCGACCTGATCGGCCGGGACGTCGTCCGGCAGGGCCGAGCCGCGCGGGATGTCGATCCTCGCTCGGCCGGGCCCGATGTTCGTTTCAGCGGTGACAAAGCCCGCGGTGACTACGTATCCCATGACTCAGACCTTCAGGTTGACGAGCTTGCCGTGGGCTTTCTCGTTGCCGTACATCAGACCGACCTCGCCGTAGAGCTGGAACCGGTCCTTGGCACCGGTCTTCGCCAGCGGCTCGACGAACATGTGACCCTTGCCGGGCACCTCCAGGTACACCGGGGTGCACATCTCCATCGAGACCAGCGCGAGCTGGTCCTGACGCATCTGCCGGTCGAGCATGATGTTCAGGACCCCGAAGTCGGTGTCGATCCGGCTGACCGTGACCCCGCCGACGTTGCCGATCAGCTCCTTGGTGACGTAGCCGGCCGTGGTGTAGGCGGTGGTGACCGCCCGGCGCTGCGCCGAGTTGCACAGCAGCGTCGCGGTCGCCTGGTCGGTGATGCCGCCGCTGTCGAACGTCATCTGCAGGAGGTCGTCGATGTTGGCCTTCTGCAGGGTCAGCAGCTTGTACCAGGTCACCGTGCCGTCCACCGAGATGTTGACCGCGCTGCCACCCTTGGTCGCCGAGACCGAGAACACGCCCGTGGTGAGGCCGGTCGCGATGACGTAGTACGTGGTGGCGATCGCCAGCGGAGTGGCCGTGCCGACCGACGCGAACACGACCTGGTCGTCGACGGTCAACCCGTGCGTCGCCAGCGTGATCAGGTCGGTGCTGGCCGCCGCCGTGCCGGTCTGCAGGGGCGCGTTCTTGGTGCTCGCGTCCACCACGTTGCTCGTGATGGCGGCGAGCAGACCCCGGGTCTTGCGCGCCGTGGTGTTGTCCGACGGCAGCTGGTAGCTGCCCTGGATCAGCGAGTAGTCCACGTCGCGGGCAACCTGCTTGAGGGACTGCTCCGTCTGGAAGTTCACCTCGCTGGTGACCGGGTTGGTCTGCTCGTTGGCCAGGCCGGCTTTGCGTCCGGTGGCGGCCTGCTTGGTGTAGGAGACGCCGATCGCTTCCTGGTGGATCTGCACGACGTTGTTGATGGTCGCCCGCACACGCTCCTGCTCCGTCGGAGCGTCGGCGCCCTCCAGCACGGCCGGCTGGGCCGCGGCGCGCAGGTCGTAGGCCTGCCACTCGAACTGCGTGTCGGTGGTCTGGCCGCCGCCCGACAGGCCGCCGATCGCCGAGAAGAACGGCGTTTCGGCGGGGGTGAGGGCGAACAGCGTGCCCCCGTAGTTGGGCAGGTTGTATGTCGTTCCGAGCGCGGTAATACCAGCCATAGCTGGCAGCTCCCTTCAATTTTTCCGGGCGCGGCCGCGCCGGCCCTTCAGTTACGTGGTCTTGGTCAACTTCTGGTTTTCCAGGGCGATGACGAGTTTGAAATCGCCCGCCTTCCTGGCCTCGGCGATACGGCTGTCGACGTCCGGGCCGCCGCCCCGGGGACCCTGCGAGGGATCCGGTGCGGGGCTGCGGCGGCCGTCGCCCTTCGCCAGGTGCGGCTTGGCGGCCAGCAGCGTGGCCACATCGGCCGCGATGGCCTCCGAGTCGATCTCGCCCTCGGCGTCGGCGTACTTGGACAGATCCAGGAACGCCGCCGCGTCCGCCGGGTCGGCGAACCCTTCAGCGGCGGCCTTGACCTCCGCGCGTACGGCGCGGGCGGTCGCCTTGGCCGCGATCTTGTCGGACGCCTCGGCCTTGGCCGCGAGCTTCTCGGCCTCGGTCTTGTCGCGGTCCTCGAACTCCCTGAGCCTGGCTGCCTGGTCGGCGGCCAGCTTCTCGGCGGCCTTGCGGGCGGTGCGTTCCTCGGTCAGCGCCTTCTTGCCGGCGTCGCCCAGCTCGGGCGCCGGCGCCGGATCGACCGGAGGATCGGCCACCGGAGGATTGGCGGGGTCGGCCGGATCGTCATCACCAGGCGCGCCGCCCATGACGGGCCAGATCGGACCGCGCTTGCACCAGCCGATCGCCTGCAGGCCGGTGTACGGATGGAACGGGAATGGCTGGGTCATCGCGACCCTTTCGAGACAGCCGCCGGCATCGCACCGGCGGTCAGATGATGTAGCCGTTGGCCTTCAGCGCCCGGATCGTCTCGTCGCGAGACCACCCGAGCCGCTCGGCCTCGGAGTAGATGCTCTCCGGGGTGAGCCGGATAGCGCTGGCGCCCTTGCGGGCGCCGAGTCGTTGGCCGGCGAACCCTCGCCGGGTCGCGCCCTGGCCGGTCACCTGCAGGCGCTGGCCGGCCACACTCATCGAGCGCAGGCCGCGGTGGGTGTTGGTCACCTGCCCGAGATCGGCACCCTCGTTGATGGCCTTGACGTCCGCGTCGGTCCAGCCCGCCTTGCGCAGCTCGCTGGGCGACATCGCGTCGAACAGCGCCTTGGGCGATTGGGGCTCGACCTCATCGGTCGCCGGTGCCGAGGTGCAGTCGCACTGCGGGTGCCGGCGGAATCCGGCGCTGTGGGAGTACCAGACGCCAGCCAGGATCGCGCACCGGGAGCATGAGGGCGGGGTGGTGACGCGGATGTAGCCGGCCGCGCGCCGGTCGTTGACGATGGCCACGCCGGTGCCGACGCGGGCCGCGTCCTGGATCTGGGTCAGGACGATGCGGTCGAGGTGACGCAGGCCGATCCCCAGCGCCTGGGCGGTCGGCATGCCGCCGTCGACAAACGCGTCGACCTGGAAGGCTGGGTAGCCGAGCAGGCCGCTCAGGTCCCGCCCGTCACTGGCCACGCCGGCGAGCGACCGGCCGAGAACCTGGCCGGCCGGCGCCGGGTCGGCACCCTGCATGCGTACCGCGGCCGCGACGTACTCCTGAACTCCGCGGGTCGCCTCGGCCTGAGCCGCGGTCACCAGCGCCTCGATGGTCGGGGCGATCGCCGACCAGCCGGCCGTGACGTTGCTGGCCGAGATCGTGGCCCACCTGGTGCGGACCTCGCCGACGGCCATGCGGGCCAACTGCTGCTGGCGCAGGCGGTGAAGCCGGGCCAGGTCGAGGACGTCAGGCGGCAGGGACATCCGGCACCACCGCGGGTACCGGGGCACCCGGAGTCGGCACCTGGTCGGCGGCCGTCGGCAGTTTGAAGATGGTCGCGGCCTTGGCGTCCTCGGCGTCCTGCTCCGCCTCCATGCGCTCGATCTGGCCCTGGGTGTAGCCCAGGTCCTCGCGCGCCTGGCGGGTCGTGATGATGCGCTCCGCGTGCGTCTTCACCGTGGCGTCGGACTTCTGGGCCACCGTCGGAGTGGACGCGTCGCGCCAGATCGTCTCCAACTGGCGGTACTTCGGATCCCAATCGCCATCCTGGAACCGCTTCACCATCTGGCAGGTGCCCTCGTGGCCGCCGCCGAACGCGCGCTGGCGGCGTTCGGCGCGCTTTACCAGGCGGACTTCGCCCGCACGCCGGGAGTCAGCCGACGGCGGGTTATCGGTCGCCAGGCCCATATAGTCCGGCGGCAGGCCCGCGACGGAAGCCACCAGGCGGGCTAGCTGACCGATCGAGTCGTGGAAGTTGGTCAGGTCGGCGGCGGGGAACTCGAACTGCTTGGCACCGTCCGCCTCGCGCAGCAGCAGCAGTCGGCCGAGGATCGCCTGCATCGCCGTGAGCGGGTTGCCCTTCTGGTCCACCAGGTCCTCGGGCCCGATCCCGAAGATTCCGCGCAACGGCAGCGCCACGAACTCGGCGGCCACCATCATGTCGGTGGCCAACTTGTTCGCCGCGTGGGCCAGCGGCAGGATCGGCGTCAGCTCGGACTTGCCGCACCGGTCGGACAGGCGGCCACGGTTGAGCAGAGGCGTCACCGGAGGCAGGCCCAGACCGTGCTCGTCGCGGTCAGTCTCGGTGTAGTCGCTGCCGTTGCTCGCCTCGTAGAACACCGTGCGGTTCGGCAGGTACAGCGTCGCGTACCGCTCCGGTAGGCGCACGATCGTCCCGCCGTCAGTCCACCGGCGCAACGCCGCCCGAACCCGCCGGGTACGCGGATCGATGTCCGCGTACATCTCCAGAGGGCTCTCGTAGGTGACGATGGGGATGTCCCGGTCGATCTCGTTCGTGCCCACCACGGAGTAGGCGCGCTTCATCACGAGCGCCTCGATGTGGGCGAGCTGAGACTCCTCATCCAACCCGTTGTATTGCCAGACCTTCCACAGGTCCTTGTCGCCAGACTCCGCCCCGGGCAGCCGGAACCCCTCGACGTCGAGGCGCTCCTCGAGCGCACCGGTGACCATCAGCGGCCAGGCGATGACCACCTGGCGCACCCGGTCGCCGAGCTCCCGCATCAGCTCGGGGTGCATGTACATCCGCGGGGAGCGCAACTCGTACTCGTCGTCGAGCGCGCGCAGCTCGGGCAGCTCGGCGTCGTGCCGCAGCGACAGGTCGATGCGCCAGTCCTCATCGGTGGCGGGCAGGGCCATGGTCACCCCTCACCTCATGACGATTAGCTTGCGCTTCTTGGCTGGCCAGAGCTTGGCCGCGGTCACGTCGCCGGCGGCTTCGTGGCAGATGATGCTGGTCACGGCCGCGTCGATCTTCCGGCCATCCTCGGGCTTGGTGAGCACGTACCGGCCGCCCGGGCGGGGCAGCTTGTGGGTCGCCCCGACGTGCGCGGTGGTGATCTCGCACCCGTCGTGAGTGAAGGTGCCCTCCGCCTTGGTGGCGTCCGTGTGAAGACGTTCGGCGGCGGCCTGCATCTGGATCGGCCGGCCCGTCGCCCAACGAATCACCTTCTTGTCGCCGTACTTCGCCGCCCAGGCATCCGCCTCGGTCGTCCAATATGGCGGGTCGAGGTAGGCGCGGACGACGACGAACCAGGTCATCAGTTCGTCCATCGCCGCGGCGACTTCCAGTCGCGGCACCTGGCCGCCCCACTTCGCGGGGTTCCAGATGGTCGGCAACCTCACGCCGGCCGGGCCGTACGTCGGCGTGAACTGGTAGCCGTCCTCGGTCTCAGCCCTGATCGCGGTCCAGTCGTCGAGGTCGGACCCGTCGAAGCCGAGCACGACCGCGGTGCCCTTGGGTACCTCGCGGGGCTTCTTGCGGGCCTTCCAGGCGTCGATGTCCATCCACACGCCGGCGCCGGCCGCCATCCGGTTGCCGAAGAACCGCTCGGCCTGGGCCAGGTCGCCCTTGTCG